GGGAAAAAATGATAATCTATGCAATCGGCATAATTGGATAACAGTTTCTCTAATCGGACACGGAAGGTCTTTATCTTCTTGCAATAAGGTTCGGGACGATAGGCATAGAGAATCGGCAGTTTGGGGAATCCATGAGCGAAAGCTATTCTTTCTTCGTACCCCTTAGATAAATCCCACTGATAAACCATCTTGTCCGTAATAGTCATAAAGCAGATGACTTCCGAATCATCCATGAGCTTCTTTTTGTACTCACGTGAGAAAGCAATCATTTTACCTTCATCGTTGAAGAACGGATAAAGCTTATCCCCACGGAACGGAGACCATAATACGCTTTTCAGCTTCTTGGTAGGTTTTACCTTGCCTCCGAATGTAGTCTTAACTTTCTTCCAGAACTTCGCCCAGAACGAATCATCATCGGTTACGTACCAATATTCCGCTACTTCCTGCTCGGATAACCAGGCACGAACTATCTTCTTATTCTGGTATTTGATTTTATTGGACTTGAATACAGCTTTGACCGCATCCAACAGCTTCTTTTCGTCATCGTCGGTCGGAGTACAATCCATAGACGGTTCTGTGCCGACCGTGAAAGCTGTTTGAATGTTCACTATATCCTGTTCCAATGGAATAGAAATACGGTTTACCGGTTCGTCCTTGTACTTCGCTTCAATTTCGTATGTTTTACCGGTCTCTTCATCGAAAACTTTCTCCGCTTCTTTTTCAAGCACTTTTCTGTCTGGGTACTTCTTTTTATCCACCATGATTTCATGGCGTTCGGGATTCCAGTCGTCCCAAAGTTCACAACGGTCGGGGAGCTCGGTTTTTCTACCTTTCTTCAAGTAGCTTATTTTCTGCCCGATGTCAGGCAATGCTAATATTTCTTCAAGCGTTAATGGCATAATCTATATTTTTAGTGTGTGAATATTCCAGTTAAATCTTTCGGCTTCAAAATACGTCCCAAAATATGTCCCAAGATATAATATCTAATAGGATCGATACAGTGATTCCAAGCGTCTACCGGCTCATTGATATAATGCCCGTCTTTATCTTTATCCCAAACATATTTACGGAGTTCCTCAATGATATGGTATGAACGTTCAGTAACGAATAGTTCCATCTCATGTATCTTGTCAATACCGGCTTTAATAGAACCAGGGAATTTATCTACCGGATAGATGTTCACACCCCTATTTTTGATTTCCTGAATCAAACGAGGGTCGGCACTATCTCCGTAGACTTTCAGCCCCCACGGCTTCAATTTTTCGGCAATGGCATTTGTGAGCATTCCTGTTTCATAGAACAACTCATCCACATAGAGTCGGTTGTCTACGATGCCACAACGAATACCTGTTGACGGGTCGTTGGTATAACCCCAGTCGGAAGCAAGAGCCACTTTCTTTGCCCAAGTCGGGAACTCTTTTACAATTCCCCATTTCTTAAACACAGCACCTTCCGCAACATCAGCCCAGCGGCCGATAACCACGTGAGCATACTTTTCAGGATTACTCACCTTCATATCCTCCACTTCTTTCAGGAACTCCGGTGAAAGATTATTCAAATTATCCTGATAGGTAGTATGGATATGAAGTACATTCGGGTGAGTGGATACTTGAACCTGCACACCGTCAATCTCTACAAGTTTGTGAGTGTTCTCAATGTATTTCTTATAGATAAAGTGATTGGAATCGCACGGGTTCATTATGATAATAATCCGGTTCTGAATACCCTTCTTACGGATGGAGAGCATTATTTTATCGAACTCTTCCTCATTCGTCCACTCCTCCGCTTCATCACAGACGAAAGTGGTAATACCTTGGATGGATTTCAGTTTCGCCGTCTGATTCCCTGAAGAAGTTTTGATACCACGGAACATAATACGGCTCTTTGTCATCTTGTTAACTATATCCGTTTTGGTGGTCTTGAAATACTTGATTGTTCCATCAAGTTCTATCTTCTCCATCATTTCGGGGATGATAGACATACCGGCAGAAACCATCGTGTAGCGGGTGTAGAGAATCTGATGAACAATCTTCTCGGCTTCCGTCATTTCAAAGGTCAGCCGTTCGATGAAAGTGGAAGCATTAAAGGACTTGCCAGAGCCGCGACCACCGGTGATAAGGATAATGAATTTCTCATTATCGGTGTACAGAGGGTGGTATATCGCCTGGGGTTCTATCATTTCAGTTTGTCTTTAATCCATGAATCAATACTGATACCGTGGTTTATGTCGGTAGGAATGTCAGCTTCTTCGTCAAGCTTACGCTCTGTTTTCTTCCAATCTTCATCATAGTGGTACAGAATAACTGATTGAGCCTGTAAACTCGGAGCAAGTTCGCTTATTGTTTCTTGAACAATGGATTTATCGGTAAGCGTTACCCATCCGGTCCCGCCACAAGCTGGGCATTTTTCATCTTCTCCCATGCAGTGGCATTTCTCTTGAATGAATCTACGGGTTTCACTCTTAACCTTTATTCCCCCCATAGCCATTGCAAGGTATTTTGCCCTTACGGCTGCAGTAATCGTTGCCCGCCCACGCACTAATACTTCACTTAATTCTTTGTATTGCCCTTTCTTCTCACAGAACTTTTGCGGTGACAATCCAATAGCCAAAGCTATTTCCTTATCCGTGAATCCCTTTTGGGCATACTTTTCTATGAGAGAAAGAAAGTCTTCGCTTGTATAATCAAACTTAGGCTTTCTTCCTCCACGACCTTTTATATTTTGAGATTCACTATTTGGCATATCAATCTATCCTTTCTATTTGCTCATCAAAGATTTCTCCCTTGATAAACTTCATCCCAACATCATATCCGAATCGTTCACAGAAAGCAGCTTTCGCCTCATAGGTATCAAAGGACAACATCACATAAGCATCCATATCCTCAGCTTGCTTCTGTGCATTCTCCTTGACCTGTTGCTTGACTTCTTTCATGTGGGCTACTTTTTCGGCACGCTCCAACTGCTTGGCGGCTTTATCAGCTTCTTTCTGTTCGGTGACGGGTGACATCATATCAGACAAAGCATTAGCAATGGAGCTTTCTTCTTCTGTCTGTAATAGATAATCAACGCCAATCGTGTTTAGGTCGGCATTGGTCAAGCCCGCGTCTTTCCAATCAATGTCAGGAACAATCTGTGCAAGAGCATTAAAATCCCAGGTACCTTGTGCGTTTGGGTTATTCAACAGAATATTTAGTTCCTTCTCCTGCTTTTCGTCCACGTCAATGACATCGACACGAATACGATAGTCGTTATCGGGGAATTTCTGCAATTCATCCATGACAGACAAACGCTGATGCCCACTGACTACGGTTAACCCGGTTCGCTTGTTCACGACAATTCCACCTACCAAGCCGAACTTCTTAATACCACGCTTTAATGTTTTGCGTGATTCATCAGAAAGTTTTCTCGGATTATAATTGGCAAAGTGAATGGCAGAACGGTTAAGCTCTACTGAATCACTCTTTATATACTTACTTAGTTCCATTATCATACTCAAATAAAATTCTTCCACTCATTGGAAACGCCTTAATTATCTTCTGTAAGTCTGCTGGATAGTTACTACGAAGCCAAAGAAAGCAATCAATATTGAAACCAATACCATTACTTGCCTTATTGCCATATCTTACCGGCTCAGGCAGGTTATTTTGTTTCATATAAGCAAGAATATCCTTTTGCGTCCAATCTGCTAAAGGATAACACATACCATTATTCTCATACCCCTTTTCTTCGTAACCATTCAACATTAATCTACGATTCATACCATCGGCTTTCTTCATACCCAAGAAGGTGTAATAAACATCATGCTTTAACTGCATGGCTTTCACGACATCGGCTAGTTTAAGTAACTTCACATCAGGGTTAGGCACGCAATACATACCGCCTCTAAGAATATAAGTAAGGTTCCAGTGAGGTACTTGTGTTAGTTCAACCTTCGGATATCTAGCTTTAGTCCAGCCGATCCAACGGTTGATATGTTCTAAGTCTTTGACGAAGTACATGAACACGCAGACAATACGATCAAACTTTGGATAGAGTAAATCAAGCAGAACAAGCGAATCTTTACCCAAGGATAAAAACAGTAAAGCCTCACTCGATCTTTCTCGAATGAGGTCTATATACCGGTTCGCTTGTTCTACCTTATTCATGGCTAACCACCCGATAGTCCAAATGAAGTGCGAAGGTCACTATAACGCTGTCTCCGTGAACCTAACTGGGACGTGCCTGCCGCACCTCCTCTTCTTGCAACTAATCTACCGCCTGCACCTGCACCATTCATATTCCGGCGCGGTCCAGATACTCTGTTTACTCTTTTTGCGACTCAGCAATAAAAATTTAAATTAAACAATCAATCTATATGTTTCTCTAAGACTTTACCTAGTGCATAATCAATCTGTGCAGCGAGATACTCTTCACCTTGATGCTCATAAACAATATCTTCGTCATTCTCATCTGTTAGAATTGACGCTTCTGCGTTCTTCACCTCTACAATCATATAAGGACGTTTCCCCTTATATTCGCCTGTAAGAAATTTAATAGCATCATACTTAATGGGATTTAGTTCAATTTCACCCTCTTCGGGTAATTCTTCGTCCACTTTATATTCTTTACCACCACATAGGTAGGTGATATACTTCTTTGCATTGGTAGGTCTGATTTCACGGTATTCATGCGTTTTCTTACCAGCCAGTATTTCATCAAAATACC